CGTGAATTTTCTTAAACTGATTAGTTGTTACTAGTTTTCGTGTAGGATCATAATTGATAGAGGTAAACTCAAATGACATTCTTGGTAATGTTAGTCCTATCTTGCCTTTACTGGTGTCGGTTGCTTGTCGTAATCTTACAAGAAACTTTTTTGCAGGACCGTAAGCTATAGGAACTCTAAATTCTTCTTGAGTTACATTAGACGAATTTACCCGTCTTACAATGATATCATTAAATACTGTACCAAAAAGAATAACTACATTTCTAATATTTTTATTATAAAAATAATTACCAAACATTAAGTTACATCTCCAAATGGATTAGCTTCTGAAAAATCGAGAATAGAATCACCATCTGTTTCAAACTCTTTATTATCAGCAAATGGTGTCGTTGGTAATTCTTGATAATCCGCAGCTGATGCTTGTGACCAAACAGCACTACTTATATTACCAGTAACATTTGTTGAAGCTGCAAATGTTCCTGATGTATCATTAACTCGTAATGTTCTTGTTGTAGCATTCCAACTAACAACAATGCCCTTACCAGTTGCAGCTGCAAGACTTACTCCTTGATAAACGGATTCATCTACAGTAAATGAACCACTACCACCAGCAGTCATAATTAAATCAATTGCAGCTGATTGTTCTCGTTCTATATTATCTATATCAGCAATACCTGTGTCTAGTTGTTCTTCACTATATTGATACAACTCACAAGTAATATCAAAACTATAATTTTTTCCAGATTGATAAAATGGTTGCTCGTGTTCAACAAATTTAATCTCAAACAACCCTTTACTCATTGGTAAAAAAATTAAATCCCCTTCTAATGGTTTTACCATATCTGTTGCAAGTTCAAATCTATCTGTATGAACTGTGAAGATAACTTCATCACGAATATCTAAACCAAACTTACTAACCATATCTCCATCACCACCAAATCCTTCAGTTGTTTTAAGATACATTTCTATTTCGTATGCAGTAGAGAATTTAGATAATACATCTTCTCCAAGCAACACATCTTCTTTAACTATAGTTCTTGGTATGTAGAATACATCTAGCCCATGTATTTGTATTACCTCACTAGTCAAAGAATTTATTAACTCTTGTTCAGCGTATGATGAATTATTGAAGTATAAATTAGTTGCCATTATCCTAACATCCCAGTAGGTGGAAGTTCCCATTTAAGACTCATTTCGTCTTCTATCTTATTAATTTCTTCTACAGCTTCATCATAAATTACTTTACCATTAAGTGTAATACCACCTGGCAATTGTACTCCTTCAAACTTCTTTAAGTTCTCTCCCCATTGTCTTTTAATTAATGCAGTTGTATATTTCTTTAAAAACATATCATTATATACTTCAGTATACTGTGTTGGATCTAACATACGATATGCCTCTACAATTAAAATATCACCAACATTAAATTTATTAGCCCAATCAGTTTCTAAATATAATTTATTTTGTTTTCTGTTAAAATGAATAGTAGGTGTGACAGTAAATAAATGATCAACCATTGAATAATTTTGTAATGACATCTGCCAATTTATTAAAGAAGAACCACTAAATGAATCTAAATCATTTAGACGTAATTGAAACTCTTCATTAAAAAGACCTGTTTGAAATGCATTAAAATTCGGAATAGGTAAAACTCTTATAACACTAACTACAGGACCTCCTACTGGACTAGTGGGATCGTCCATAGCAATGTATTCGTTTGTAATATCATCTGCTGTTATTGTATGTTTTAGAAAAACTTTCTCTACTCCATCAAAATGATATTCAGCAAAATACTCTAATGCGTCATCTAGTCTATCATCACATTGTTCATCATCCACATTAATTTCAATAACAGGATGTCCTAATCGTCTTAAACAATAATCTTTTAATAGTGTTCTTGATGTAATTGCCATAGTTTTATCCTAACGCGATTGCCATAGTTACAGCCTTTGAAGTTGCAGTTGCTTCAGATACTCCTGATGATATAGTTGTAAAACTAAGAGTGCCTGATCCATTTGTTTTTAATACTTGTCCGTTTGTTCCATCTGAAACATTTAATTCTGTTATACCAACTTTATTAGAACCTATTTGAATATTTGAAACTGTACCAGTAACATCACCACCAACAGCAGTACCTGATACATTAGTATTATCTGTAGCAAATGAAAGAGTACCAGAACCGTTTGTTGTTAAGTATTGTCCGGCACTTCCATCAGAAACATTAAGTTCAGTAATACCAACTTTATTAGAACCTATTTGAATATTTGAAACTGTACCAGTAACATCACCACCAACTGATGTTCCACCAACATCTGTTTCAATATGACTTCCAACAATAACAATCGAGTTGTTTGATTTTCTAGTGTATATCTTTCGATCTGCAACATTCACACAAATTTCACCAACAGCTAAATCGCTTGTTGTTGGAACAGCCGATGCCGTTTCACTTTTCTTCGGTTTTAGGACTATCGCCATCTATCGGCTCCTGTTTTAACTTTTGGTTTTCTTCTGTTAAATTTTCGATATCTTCTTTTAATTTTATAGTTGTTGCTTCCAACTGAACATTCTGTGCTGTTGCTTCATTCAGTCTTGTTTGTAGAATATTAATAATATTCTGTGCATACTTTATTTTCTCATCAAACTCATTCTGTTCCATAAAACCTCCATTGTTTAAATTAAGCCCATGCCAATGATGTTGCGTGTACTCTTATTACCTTTGAACCTGCTGCCTGATTTGCCCATTCAAGTTTATAACGCATATCAGTTCCAGAAGCACTATTTGAAAATGCTACATTGTTTGCAACTAAAATCTTTTTGTTAGTTCCCCACGATCCTTTGTCTACAAGTGTTACATAATCCCAACCCGTTCCACCATTTCTTGAAATAGCACATCTAAGATCATTACCAGCTGTATTTAATGTTGCTGTACCAGATTCATTTTCTATCAGCAATACTATGTCGCCTGTCGTTGGTGCAGTCAATGCTGTGTTTGCAGTTGATGTTGCAGTTCCTGTGGCACTTGTAACTGAGGTTGTATTTGGGGTAAAAGTTGTTGTATATCGTTCAACAGTTGAAATTCTAAATTCTTCAATATATCCCTGATAGGGTTGTCTATAATTACTAGAATAAAAATCATAAACACCAATTCCCGGCTGCCCACCTGTCATCCCGTAACTTCTGCTTGCTCCAACACCAATTGTAGATTGCAAAGAACCGTCCTTCCATACTTTTATATCACTAGAACCAGAAGCATGAGTTATAGCAATGTGCGCCCAAGTGTTAATACTGACTGCACCTGCCGATCCTGTGTGAGCCGCAACCTCTTCTGTGTCAATAATAACTGCTCCATTTGTAGCAAATTTTAAAGCAAAAGCTCCAGTACCACTAGGATTATTCCAACCTGCCGTATTAGATGATGAAGCAGTATACCAACTCCTAGTTGCACTCAAAGATGTTGGATAAAACCATCCTTCAATAGTCCAAGCCCCTGTAGAAAAAACAAAATCAGTATCAATTGGTAATTTTAAAACATCACCAGTTCCATCAAAAAAAGAAGAATAACTGCCATATTTATATTGAGTACTACTTCTAACAGTGTTCCCAACAAGAGTAGTTGCGTGACTATTAGATGAGCTATCTGATAACCCAGTATCATCCATGTGTAACAATGCTTGTGTATTAGCATCTGAAGTAAATGCACCAACACTGCTATAAATAGATGCCAAATATCCATCAGCTGCAGTACTTCCACCCTGACCAGCAGTTGTATATGTTGCTCCTGTCCCGTCTTTGTATTCATCAATCACCTGATCTACTAAATTAAACTTTGCAAGATCATTTGCTGCCTGAGTTTTGAATGCGAGTATAGCTATATTGTTTTCTATTGCTGATGTATCAGTTGAAACACCAGTTAAGTTTGCACCAGAAACTGCTGGGAGATTTCCAGAACCATCTAGTTGCACTACATTGTTTGCAGCTGTTCCAACAGTCTTGTCTGCAGCTGTTCCTAGACCAGCAATCTTTGATACGTCAATTGCGGCACCTGCTGAGACTTTAATATTTGTTATTGCATTAGGTGCTATGTCTGCAGCTGCGACAGCATTTGGAGCTATCTTGGCTGTAGTGATAGCATCATCTTGTATTGCATCTGATTCTACTCTTTGTAATGCCATTCTATCTCTCCTTTATTTCCAAGCTAAACTCGTTCCATGTATTCGTGTTATTTTTGATCCACTTTGATTTTTTGTTTCAACTTTATAACGCATA